AGTTGCTGGATCGTACTCAAACCAACCAAACATATTATTAGCCGTGGGTGGTGCTGGGCTTCCTGCAGGATTTATGCCAAAAGCTGGAAATCTTAGGTCTTCCCAATAAGTTGTATTAGCAACGAACCAAGTATTAGCTTGTGCTTTTGTTAGGTAATTATTAGCATTGGATAATGACAGGAATTGGTTATTAGCTTCTGTTTTTGTGTAATAGAAATTTATTGCTGCATTAGAAGATAAATAAAGTACATTGGCGGTATTAGTGGTTAAGAATGTTGCATTTGCTTGATCTTTGGTATAATAGAAAGATGTTGCTGCATTGGATGATAAATAGAGTACATTAGCTGTATTTGGGGTTAAGAATAATAGGTTTGCTTCGTTTTTTGAGTATGAATTTGTGGTAGTTGTTACGTTACCGGTTAATGCTGACATACCGTTTGAGAGAGTAATGTTTACGCCTTTCAGGAGAATAATTTCTGTATTACCAACATTCAATAGGTTATTGATTATATAATCACCTGGGTAGCTGATATACCACGTACCAGAGTCTTTATCGACACACTGTTTAATGATATTATAATTTTGTTGAGGAGAATTTGTTGATTTTAGGCCAAAGATTTCTCTAGAGTTATAGTCATTATTGGTATTGTTGAAAATTGACATTTCTTTTATTCTCGATAAGGATGGTGATACTAATATTTATAAATACTATTATTTAGAGAGATATGGGGCAGATATGAAGACATTTAAGCAATTCATAACCGAATATCATGGGGAACACGAATCTCCTTGTAAAGAATCGGGGGCACCACTACATAATTTATCTGGTGTATATCCAGATGATATTTATAGTGCTGATGGTGTTAGACATTATGGTGATGGAACATCAATGGATCATTTTTCAATGTCCATTATTCATAGTGCTAAAAACAAACCCAGGCAAAAAATTTCTATTTATAGAGCAGTTCCAAAAGTCCTTTCCAAAGATGAAAAAATTTCAGAATTACAATCTCACAAAGCCCATATTCTAAAATATGGGAAAATACCACGGAATGTGGATACCACTCTAAATCAAAATGATTATTATGATAAAATTTCTGATGAATTAAATAATTTACAAAATAGCCCAGATACACCAGAAGAAAAATACACAATTAATCCTGGTGATTGGGTAACAACAAATAGGGATTATGCCAAAGAACACGGAAAAGATAATTTAAATAATAATTATAGAATTCTGCGTAAAACCGTTTTAGCTAAACATTTATATACAGATGGTAATTCAATACACGAATATGGATATCATCCACAATAGGTAACAAATGAAATCATTTAAGCAATTCATAAAAGAAGAGTTAAATTCTTCACAGAAGAATACGGTTAGACGCTGGACAAATACATATTATGGATCTGATTCGGATGTTCAGAGTCCCAAAGCAGTTCAAATATCTGGTCATGTAATTCCACCGGGACATCACCACATAATTATTCCCATTTCTAATCCAAGAACACGGGAAGCCGTTGAATCACATTTAAACTCTAATGGAATTGAAATTCATGATTATGAAAATGGCAAGGCTCAAGATAAATATGGAAGAAGCGTAAACATCGGAAAAGCATTACAGAAAACCAAAGCTCCACAAGATTTGATTGACAAATATGCTTCTACTAATAAATCTGATTTGGGTAAATATGAAATTATAATTTCCAGACACCCATTTCATGTTGCAGAAGGTTCGACAGGTAAGAAATGGTCATCTTGTGCAAAATTAACAAAAAGTGGTGACAATTTATCTATGGCAGCAAAGAAAATGCCAGATGAAATTAGAGAAGGAACTCATGTAGCATATCTTGTGCCAAAATCATCATCATCTAAACCTATGGATCTTCAGGAAAGAATTGACAAAGCTGTTGGAAGGGTGTATATTAAGCCGCACGTATCTGAGTCTGGTCACACTGTAATTAGACCAGAAAATAAAATTTATCATTCACTAAAGAACAAACCAGAAGAGTTTTATGATGCTGTAAATGATTTTTCAGAACAACATTTCCCAATGCACGATGGAGAATTATATAGAAAACACGATGATGTATATGATGACGACAATAACACACTAAAGTTCAATATGAATAATAAGAACATAAAGAAGATATGGAATAAATTAGATTATAGAGGAAAACAGGTATTAACTTCTGATCCTAAATTGCATCCTAAGACATTAGATTTTCTTACAGATATGTTAATAAATTCTAATGAAGTAGATGATCATATGCACTTAAGTACCATTGCTGCTCGTTATAATCTTCATAAAAAAGTAATTGACAAATTAATGAATACTCCAAAATTGGGGAATAAAAGTGAATTGGCATATAATCATAATTTAACATCAGATCATATACACAAAATATTGGATGATCATTTAGAACAAGATAAGAGTTTATCTAAAATATTTGCTGATAAATATTCCCATAATAAAAATTTATATAGTCATTCATCATATCATAATATGAGAGCATTAGCAAATAGAAAAAGTTTTAATAATGATCACCTTAAAAAAATGTTACAATCCAACAATGCACAACTTCATAAATCATTACTTTGGTCTGCACCACATTTATTTAAAGATGAAGATCTAGATTTTGTTGAAAATAAGTTTAAAGACTACAAACCAAAGGGATATAATGATGATGTAATGGATGAGCTTAAAAAACACAGGAATGTGAAAACCGAGACATCGTTTGTTTAAAAGATGTATAAATACTAATCCATAGTAACCAAAAGGAGAATCTATGAAAACATTAATTTTAATTCCATTTTTATTTTTAGTCGGTTGTGCAACTCAAAGTTCCGTTGAAAAACTAACTAAAGAAATTGACTTTTTAACAATTAAACATATGGAACTTAAGACAGAACAAGATCAATTGGCATCTAAAGTTGACACACTTCAAGGTCGTGATGCTCTCATGCAACGAGAGATCGATGATGTTGAACTACAAGTCAAAGTTTTAACTAAAAATATGGACAATTTATTTTTGAAATTCCAACAAAAATAAATTTGACATCCCATCGATGTTGTGGTATCATATATCACAACATCCTTCTCAATTGAGGTTATTATGAGAGATTACGCGAAAGAAATTCAAGATGAAATCAAATTTCTTAAGAAATTAAGCAAGTCTATTAAAGATCCAGTGATTTCTAATATCCTCATAACAGATAGAATTAAACATCTTCATAAGATCATTGAACAAAATGTAAATGAGTTTGTCTATAATGATGTGGTGGCAGAATATTATTATTCTCCGCACGACTCATATTATTGGGGTAGATTTTATCATAATGATATTCCATTGGTCTTTAAAGGAAGAACATTAACAGAAGCAGAATTTTATTTCCACAAAATGGTGGATGAAATAGGAGTACCACAATGAAAAGACATGTATTTAAATGGTTTTCAATCGCTTTAGGTAAAAGATATTCGGAATTTACTGTATCAGTCTTCAATAAAGAAGTTGGAATTTATTATATGAATGCCATTGATGTTGAAGATTGGGAATATCATAAGCCCGAAACGATGACTCAATGGTGGGATCAAGAAGGCAAATATAACGGTAAATCAATTGGTTCTGAAATCTTTTATTCACCAGAATAACCTAGTTTACGTCATTAAAACTGATGAAAATTATGTTTATTTATCATCATGGATAAAAACCAAAGAAAAGTCCTGTTGTGGGAATTATATAAGAGAAAGGAAGAATTGGAAGGAAACACATGAATATTTCGAATCATATAAAAAGAATTTTATCTAGACTTCATTTAAGAATTGACTGTTTTTTGGTTGGTCATAAATGGCGATTCTTTATGAATAAGGGGGATAAAAGCATTTGGTATTGTCTACATTGTCGAAAGGTAGAATATCGAGAGTTTAACAAACATGCTGTGAGGTAAGGTTATGCCATATACATACAATCCTATGTTTAAAAATGAAGTATTTAACGTTCCCGTTGATGGACTTTATATTATTAAGAATATGTTTCAACTGTTTTGTGCATTTATTATGAGAAAATTTCATGAACGAAAAGGTTGAAGCCAGACTACTTGAATTGAATGAAAAGGGATTTAAGCAAATGGGAAATGGAAATGGACTTTATTGGACTTATAATGAATTAGGTTGTAGAGTTTATTATTCTGATGAAGTAGGTGGTGGCGTATTAGTCTGGGATACTACTGTGGTTTCACCTTCTACAATGTTAGAAGCTGTTGTACAAGAAAATGAATTTCAACACTTGGAGAAATTTAAATGATTATTGAATTCTTCCATAATGGATCAGTTAAAGAATATGAATTGCCAGATTGTTGTACAAGAGTTCTTGTTGATTCTGATTGTACAATAAATAATGCTTCGAATCAAATTATTTGGGGTTTTGATGAAGATGATGTTCAATATTTTGGTAAACTAATTTATCAGAATGATAATGTTGTCTTTTGGGGATAATTATGACTCATACAACGGTATTGGGTAAAGCAGTAGAATTCCCACACGAAGTTTCTGGTAAACCATCCATAAAATGGACAGAAATAGACAAACATTATTTATCAAAATATACCAGATTATTTGATATATTATTGGAAATTGAATATCAGTTTATTGCATTGCGTGAAGATAATAAAAGATTGAAATGTGAGAATGAATTCATGATAAAATTAATAAATGAAAGAGAAATATGATGTCATACATTTATGAAGATACTCCTTATAATATTTATAGAACCAATATTAGTTATGGTAAAGATTATTGGGATGCTGTAAAAGTTGAAATATTTGAACATACCACCAAAATTGGTGAGTATATTCGTGGTTATCATTCTTTTTCAATAGAAACTTTCCATCCGTTTCAACTGGATGGAATTTGGTACGCATTATACTCCGATGAGTATACTGCAACTAAAATCGCCAAATTAACTGGTGGTTTCCAATACTGGTGTGGCGAAGAACCATCAGAAAACGGTTTCTGTCCAACAGAATTCTATGTACCAAAATTATATTTCTATAAAGATGAAGAACCAATACAATATTCTTCACCACACAAATATCCTGATATTGAACCTGTTGAAATGATATATACGAGATATGGGTTTATATCCGGTTGTCATTGGGGCGATGATTCATCTTGGAAATTAAGATATATTGATCTATCAGATATCCATAATAAGAACTTTAAAATTGAAGAGAAATTTGGTCGTCTAGAATTATGTGAAGATCGATCATTAAAAGATTCAATTTATATTGATGAATATGAATCAGGAATGATTCAAATAGATTGCACAAAAACCTTTACACTATAGGAATAATATGAAATATACATTATTTGAATTGACAGAACTTAAAGGAATAACTGATAGACTACGAGTTCTAGAAAAACCCAAAATTGCACCATTAACAGATAAATTATTAGAACAATTGGTAAAACGCGCAAAACGTGTAAAAAGAGTATATAATGAAGAATATTTAAATAGACCACATTTTTTGGGATGTGCTTGTATTGGTCCAGATGAAGATGAATTATACTGTATGTGTAAAATGTCAGAATTACTATACGAATATAGATATGATGTTGCACTTAAATTATATGAGGAACAAATTCATCCAGACGACGATCTTGACTCTCGTAGAGAACATCCCATGTATATTTCTTCAAATTATGAATTAATTGGAATAAAACATTGTGGAAATGGAAACGATGCATTATATTTTAAAGGTTCTTCATTAGAAGAATGTATTGATGAATATCTTGGTAGACCATTTCATGAGGAATATGATTTGGTTATTGATGAAAAAATTAAAATATCAGAACCAGATTCAATACTGTTAACAATAGAATTTACATGTGTTTCTGATAGACGTTTTCGAATTAGAAAACTTAGCGTATCCAACTATTGAGGAAATAGAAATGAGTGCATATAAGCATTTTGCAACAGCATTAAAAACCAGAACTAGAAGAAATTCTGGTCATGGAGATTGTTATTGTGATCATTGTGTTGGTCCAGGAAGTAAAAGATATGAGGAAAATAAGAGAAGAATGTCATCTCAAAACGCAATTGAACAAGATAGAATTAGTAGAGGATTAAAATGAAAGAATTACTTTTGTCCGACATAAAAAATGCTATGAAGAGTGGTGACAAAAAGGAATTGATGGTATTACGAGGATTGTTATCTGCCATCAAAAACGAAGAGATTAAAGAACGTAATGAAAACTTGTCTAATCAGGTTCTTTATTCTATTGTGAAGAAACAAGTTAAACAACGGAATGAATCTATTGATGCATATACCAAGGCAAATAGATTGGATCTGGTTGAAACCGAAGAATATGAGAAACGTATTCTGGAAGAATATCTTCCAACACAGGTGTCTGAAGAAGATACTAAATTAATGGTGTTAAATGTTATTAAGGATCTAAATGTTACATCCATTAATGATATTGGTAAGGTAATGAAAGAAATTAAATCTAAGAATATTGATAATATCGATATGGGTCTAGTTAATAAGTTTGTTAAGGAATTGTTGGTATGAACATAGAAAAAGTTGTTGAAGAAATCATATTATATTATGATAGAAATCGTCAGGTTGGGCACTCGTCATTACTGGTTAATGGTTTAATGTCATGGTCTAATTTTTCAGAAACAGGAGCAATTTTAGTAGTTACAAAAGAAGTACAGAAAAAGGAGTTTTCAAATGTACAATGGATGAATCCTAAAATTAAAATTTATACGTTATCACAAATCGAAAATTATGTTCTAAGAGGATCGCAATTGCCGCTTGTTATTGATAACGATCCATTATTTCTAATAATGCGCACAATGAAAAATAAATTAGATAAAAATGAACAGATAATGGATGAATACCGAAATATGTTGTATAAAGATGAACCAAAATTTTGTAAAGACTGTAAACATCACTCAACATATACATATTATACTTTGGGGATTGGGATGGATAGGTGTTTTAGAAAAGGAATTAAAATATATAATCTTGTTTCTGGTGAAATTTCAAATCAATATTTAGATTGTGACAATGAAAGATATGGAAAAGATGATGATGTCTGTGGACCCAAAGGTAAATATTGGGAGGCAAGATGATTAAATATATTTTACTATTACCTTTATTTCTATTATCATCTTGTGGTTATATTGCTACACCCACAATGATTGAAAATGCGGAAAATCTTTGTAAAAATAATACAGGATTACAAAAAATATACCTTTATGGTTACACCACATTTAAAATTTATTGTAATAATGGTGCAATATTTTATCAAGATGTTCCAAAGGAGTAAATATGAATAAACAATACTTCGTAATAGCATATAAAAGTGGATATGTAATTCCGCATTATATGATTTATTGTGATAAAGTAACCGAAACCGTTGATTCACTAGTATTAAAAATAGACGAAGACCATATTGAATTGCGAGATTATGATTATTATCATGTCTATGAATTCGAAAATGATCATGATGTGAAAATATTGGTCGATAAGATTCAGTATTTTGTTGAAAATTTGGAAAAATAACATGATTACCGTAGATCATATAGGAGTTCATGCCACACATTGTTGTCCTAATTGTGGTTGTAAATATGGCGATCCAAATTGCCCGGTACTAACAAAATTAGTTGAACCTGTTTATAAATGTGAAGAATGTGTGACAAACGTGAGGAATAAAATGACCAAATATTACTGGAATGATAAACCCCCAACCCTTAAAGAATTTACAGATCTATTTAATAAATATGTCTCAGAAATATTAGTTCCAGGCGAATCAGAAGGATATATCCAATCCCATAAAATCATTGGTGATATATACATTGATTGTGTAAATGATAACTCAGATACAATCTATGAAATTGTTGATCTTGATATGAACCTTCTCGGTGGATGCGGTTGCCCATCAGATATCACTATTAAAATTAGGAAATGTGAAGAGGAATAATATGAGTTACATGACCAAAGAAATATATGAACCGGGACCAGATAATGATACACGGTTCGCAACTATAGCACAAATACTTTTCGTATTAATTTACATTTTAATTATTGTTAGGATATTTATTAATCATGTTTAATATATTCAAAAAATCAGAACCTAATTTTTGTGTTGATTGTATCTATAGTTCAACATTCGATAATCCGCTTCTAAAAAATGAAAAATATTCTCTGTGTTTTCATCCAAAATTATCCATCATTTGCCCAGTAACCGGACAAAAAATAGCTCTATTGTGCTCAACTAATAGAACCAAAAGTGGCAAATGTGGACCTAAAGGAAAATATTTTGAATTGAAACAAGTGTAAAATATGAATATAATGGATCTAAAAGACTTTTGTAATACTGTTTCAACATCTAAACTGGCAGTAACTAAAACTCTATCCGAATTGGAAATGAAAAGTATCATTTTCCAAGTTACCGATTTCCTTGATGTCTATGGAACTGTTCCAATCGCACTCAGATATTATTGTATTTTAAATGATGTAACAGAAATACCAAAATGTGTTTGCGGTAATATCACCAGATTCAATAAGAATCACCCAAAACTAGGGTTCGCCAAATTTTGCTCAGAACCTTGCTCACAAAAATATAAACATAAGGATAAACTCCACAACACAAAATTACCAGACCGTGACTGGCTTTATCACCAGAGAATTACTCTGCAAAAATCTAAAGAACAAATTGCTAAAGAATTGGGCTGTTCCACAATACCAGTAACCAAATGGTTAGAAAAACATAATATCGAACAACGACAAACTGGTATCAAAAATACTAAAATTGATATGCCTCCAAAAGAAGAATTGGAATATTATCACTATACAAAGCAAATGAATATACTTGAAATTTCTGAACTTTATGATGCTTCTAACGTAACAGTTAAAAAGTGGTTTGTTAAATATGGTATAGAAATTGTACCACATTATGTAAAATGGATCGAAGATAATTTCAAAAAATATAATCTTGATTTGGAAAAACTATCAGATTTTGATTATTTGGAAACAATATGTCAAAATAGTACATACTATAAATTATCGGAAAATTATTTTAATAAAATGCCAACAATGTCTATTTTTAGACACCTAAAAAGAATAGGCTTTGATCCTGGGTTTAAAAATAATAATTCTTCCATAGGAGAATTGGAAATTGGTGATTATGTTAGTTTTCTCGGATTTGATATTATTAGATGTGATAGAAATTGTCTTCAAGGTTTTGAATTGGATATCTATATTCCAAACCAAAATTTAGCAATCGAATTTAATGGGTTATATTACCATCATTCAGATGAAAATAAACATTCTGATAAAATGTTAGCTGCACAAAATAAAAATATATTGTTACTTAATTTCTATGAAGATGAATGGTATAATTCCCAGGATAAAGTTAAATCAATCATAAATTACCACCTAAAAATTTCTAACAACCTTAAAATAGAACATATCACAACAATAGATGAAAATACTGCTAAATCGTTCTATGAAGAAAATTATATTAAATCGTATTTTCCAAGTGTCCATTATGCTGCATTCAGTAATAACAAAATTATAGCACTCTTATCCGTTACCGAAAATGGTGTTGTTAATTATGTTACTAAATTAAATTGTAACCCAATCGATGGATTACAAATAATGATTAATCATATTAAACAACATTATTCGAAATTATATGCTATATTAGACTTAAGATTTAATAATGTAGATTATCAATCATGTGGAAAATTTATTTCGTACATAAAGTCAAAGTTTGAATGGACTAATCCATCTAAATTAATAAGATTACCACAATCTTCCCAAGTAGATGAGACTTATTTAAAAATTTGGAATTGCGGTTATAATTTGTATGAAATCCAGTAAACATAAAAAATGGGGGCCAATTCTGACCCCCGTAAGTTATTGTTTTTATTGAAGTTTTTGTTATGCGAGATTGCGAATGGTAAATATGCGATAATACACGTTCTTACGTGCTACAATCGCACCACCACCCTGTTCCAGACCATGAGCAAATGGGTTCGCCACGAGCCCGTATCTCGTTTTAAAACCTATCTTCGGCGCAAAAGTTCCTGGGTCTACAGCGCGTACCAATTGTAGTGGAATATAAGGACAATAGAACAAGCCGCAGTCATAAGGGGATGAGCCTTTATATCCAACGGTACAGAGTTCGGTTCCACTTGACATTCCGCCGAAGTATGGGTCGATATAGACTTTAATACGACCATGGAGCATACCAGCATAGGTATTACCGGTATCATCTACTTGCAGATCGGCAGAGAGTGCTGGAGTATATTGTAATACACCTGCCATTGCTAGAGCGGAAGCCACATCTGAAGAGACGATAAGGATATTGCCTTTCCCTCTACGGGTTTCTTTTGCAATCGCGTTTGCTTCTCTTTCGATTTGGTAGATAAGACCTTTGAATCTTTCAACCTGCCAGCGACCGTTTGAGTCGGTATCTAGATCGAAAACGCCGGAAGTAACGGTACCCCATTGTGCGCCGGGTTTAGCGACGGTATAAATGGTTCGAACTACTTCACGGTTAATTTCCGCGAGGATTTCGGTTGAAAGGATATTGCTCAGTTCAGTTTCCGCATCCAGGCCATGGATCGCTTTTAAGTCTTGAGCGAGTTCCAGTGAATATTCGGCTTTTAGGGCACGAGTATTAGCTGTTACTGAGACTTTATCGATTGTGAGGGCCATTTCTGGGAAGGTAATGGTTTGGCCGAGAGTTTCTGCAGCGGCTGTTGAAAAACCTTTACCGGTACCAAAAAGAGAAGTATCTGCGACATTTGCTACTGGATTAGTAGAAGTATCGGCAGAGACGGAAGTGCCAACGATACCAGAGAAAATGGTATTAGCTTCATTATAGAATGCTTCATTACCAGATTGGTTGGTATAACGTGAGCGCATGGCGAAGATTAGGCCGGTTGGACCAGTCATTGGTTGAACACCAGCAACGTCATAAGCCATTAAGTTAGGCATTGCGCGTCGAACCAGAGAGATTAGGACTGGATCAAAATTTGAGATACCGCCAGCAACGTTTGTTGGCAGACCTTCATTAAGAGCCATTCTTTCTGAGTTCATTGCATTTTGTTGATTTTCCAGAATAAGTGCAGTTACTGCTTTCTTATATGGGTCTTTAATTGGTTCAAGTTCAGGATGATCTAGAACTGGACTCCATTTTTCTACGATTTGTTCATCTAGGTACATTTGAGTTATCTCCTATTAGAATTTTGTTTGTTTAGTGATAAGTGAGGCATATTTTTCGATAACCGAATCAACAACTTTTGTTGACACTTCTTCATCCAATTCTACTGGGTCATTCAGAGAATCGGTTGGTGGGGTTTTAATCAGAGATGGGAAGTAATTTTCACGGATAGTGATTAATTTACTTTCGTAGTCATCTTCTGAGATATATTCCACACCATTAGCTAAAGCTTTAATTTTCTCGCTTTGAGAAAGTGTTAAACCTTCAGTTACAGAATGAATGATTTCTGACTGTTTATGTTCAGAAATTTTCTTCTTTAGTTCCACGTTCCTTGACATTTCAGAGTTTAAAGATTCTTCTAGTTCTTCAACCTTTTCAACTAATCCATCAACTAGATCAGCTTTATCTTCTGGAATATCGATATAATGTTCAACGAATACATTTCGAAGTGCTTCCATGAAATCTTCTGCAATTTCAGTTCGAAGACCTTTTTCAATCGCTAATTTGTTTTCTTCCATCCAATTTTCTACAACATAATCTAAATATGAATCTAATTTGTCTGCAAAATCTTCCTTAACAGATTCTAATGCAACTTCAAATTCTTCTACATATTGCTTCTCAATTTCTTCTTGAATGGCTTCAACACGAGCATTTACTGCTGCTTCGAAAATAACAGTTGCTTTTTCTTTGAACTCTTCTGACAGATCTTCACCTGCCAAAATTGCATCAATATCTTCCTTGCAACATGCCTTGTCAGTAGCAGGAACTTTCTTTTTCATATTAGAATCAATATTCTTTACTTGATCCTTAATTGGCTTCTGTTTGTAATTGTTAAATTTAACAGGAACTTTAAGATCATCATGCTCTTTTTCAACTAATTCATCTTCTTCAATTTCGTCAGATTCATTACGTTGTGTTTGTTGTTGTGCTTGTAATTCCTTAATCTTCGCAATTACTTGCTTCTTAGATGCCCCATACTTCTTTTGAAATTCTTCATCAGATAACTCTTGGAGATCTTTCTGAACTTCTTCCATTGTGGCTTCTTCTAATTCATCTTCATAATCGTCTTCTGGCTCAGATTCTGGTTCCCAATCTTCATCATCTTCTTCTGATTCTGGAACAACTGGATCTTTTGCACCTTTATTAGCCTGAAAAGTCTTTTTCGGTAATGGTCCTTTCTTACGATTAACCTTGTCTTGCTCTGGTGTTTCCCCGCCTTCTGGTGAACCTGCCAAATCTTTGCGTCCAGCAGTTTGTTGTGGCTCGCCAGATAATTTCTTCATCGGTTCAGAACCAACGGGAGGCGATTGACCGGGTGGAACGGCGCGTGGCGCATCTTTTGCTGCGTCATAATTTGAGTCTGTTGCTTTGTGTCCAGCAGTTCCAAGATCCGAAATCTTTTGACCTGGGGTTGTGCCTAATTTTTTGCCTGCGCCGAAATTCTCATGTCCAGCATTTGCAATGCTTTTTTGAAGAACTTCTGAGGCAGCTTCGCTTATGCTCTTAGCCATTTTTGTTTACTCCTAAGTGTGATAGTGTACATATAACTATTTATAATTTCTCGAATTTTCACATTATTAATTGTCTAGCACACTTTGGCTTTGACATCAAGTACAACGGATATGTGGATATTAAACATATTCCCATAAATATCCTTTGAATTCTCTTTTATTTATTATGGATTTTGCTATTGCTGTTCTACAAAATCCATTTCTATTGTCCAATAATATTTATATCATCATAGTTGCCATTAAAAATATCTATTGTAAAAATTTCTGTGTTTCCAGATTTTAAAACAGATTCCCCCTTATATCTATATTCACCAAATTGATTCAGCAGTTTTTGTTCAAAATTATATGCATGTTCACCCAAATCAAATTTAATATTGAATATTTCTTCCAATAAATTATATTCATTTCCAAATCTATATTTTATAGTATTGTTTGTAATACCTCCTTTATATAAATTATGGCCAACTATTTTAACATAGTAATATATTGCTGGTTTGCCTTTATTAAACCCATATTTTGCACAATATGGACACCCTGATCCTCGTAGTACATGGCTTGGTGATGTGCTCCACACATTTCCACAAACCAAACATTCATGATTAGCATTTGCTTTTGTTGTTATCAATTCATAACATATTATATTTCTATTATTCTCTTCTAAATGTTTATTATATTTTTCTAGTGTCCATATAGCACATTTTGGACAACCACAACCATTGATAATATCACTTGGTTTTGGATTCCATTCACCACCAGCACCATGATTACATACTAAACATTCGTGCTTAGTTTTAACGTTAACACTATAAAAATCATAACATATTATATTTCTATTATTCTCTTCTAAATGTTTATTATAAGATTCTGGTGTCCAAAATTTATATCCAGAACATAATGGACAACTTTTCCTTCCAGTATCAATGGAATTTGGATATGCCTCAAAATAATGATCATGTTCTTCACAATAAAATGTTGCCAAAGATCTATAATCATTAAAAGATACGCAATAGTATTTTATACCTCTATTTTTTAATTTTTTATTAAAAGAATCTAAATTATGTGCAACACGTCCACCAGTTTTCATTTATGCCGCCAATTTCCTTACCCAAACAATACACATCTTGATTAAAAATTCTACTACTGTTCCTGACGCAGTATGAACCACTTCATGAACTATTTTTGCCACTTCCCCATACTTGACCTCATTGGGAAGGATTTTGTCCTCATAATAAATTACGGCATTTTTAATTTTATCTAAATCTCTTGGGTCGATATCTACTAGTAATTTTGCTACTAATTTGATTGCATTATTAAGAATTGTTGTAAACATTTTTGAACTCCTATATTAATTTAAAATATTCCTCTATACTCACGTCTTTCCAATATAACCCATTATATTCTGTCTCTGATCTAATATGTTGTCTAAGAATATATCTATTTAAACCAATACTCTTAACATCAGATATTGTTTCAAAAACATATTTAATTCCTTCGTCATCATATCCAATTACTGGTTTGGCAAAATTAGATTCAATTCCTTTATAAATCTTTCTTTCGGCATTTATGTTATTATCCTGGTGAGTTACCCATCTTAAATTAGATACATCATTATTTAATTTGTCTCTATCAATATGATCTACTACTGGTAAATTATCAGGATTTGGTATAAATACTTCTGCAACAATTCTGTGTACAGGTATATTTTTCCTATGAATCTTAACTCTATAATGTCCAGTAGCAGCAACATGTGGTTTTAATAATCTGTTTACTTTTTTAGAATAAATTTGTCCTTCCTTAGATACCATATAATCATCTTGATATATAACAAATTCACTTAATTCAGTCTCATCTTTTTTTCTGTAAAAAGTGTAATCTCTATAAATTTTGTTTTGTCTGATTCCAAATATTATTCTGTAAACAATAATGCTCAATCCATTTATTTTTATATTATATTTATTTGCTAAAAATCTAGCAACTTCATTTGTGCTGGGTAGCACAATTTCTTCTTTAGTATGAATATTCACAACATAAACTTCTTTAGATCCTTTATGATTAAGTGGATTAGTTTTTTTCAGAGTATTTATACAATGTAATCTATTTTCTTTTGATGTAATTAATTCTAAATTATTTATATTCCAATTTAATTTATTTCCGTCCTTATGATTTACAATATCTCCTTCACCAGATAGTAAATGTAAAAATAATCTATGACAAGATAATGTTTTTTTCTTACCATCATTATTTTTTAATGTTATCATCGGATACTCCATTAATTGTTGTTTCAATTCATATCCAGTAGTTTTGTTCCTTATAATACAATTAAACGGATCAACTTCGTAATTATCAAACCCAGTTATATCATAAAACATTATTTAATCGACCCTATGAAATTTTTCCAAATTTCCAATGCCACTTCTTCTATCTGTTGTTGTGATGCCTTTCTGATTCTATTCTGTGATTCTTCCAGATGTTTTTGTATCCATTCACCATTTTCCATAACCCATTCGGCTTCTTCCATCATTGCTTCAACCCAAGCATCCGGGGCTGATGGGTCGATCACCGAGTCAATAGATCTAATACACAGATCTGGTTGAACAATTTTCACACCATTACTTTCCTTTAGGGAACCGAGTGATCGACTCGAAACCCCAAAAGACACTCCACCGTCAATCAATGCTTTTAATTGCTTTCCACAAGTTGTGTTAAGAACTTTAGCTTTGCCTATGACATTATTTCCTTCAAATACTAAATCATTAACAACATGTGAAATTCTGTCTGGATTGATTGATGGTGTTGGATCATGGGATAAAGTTCCTAATGCTCTATTTTTTGACACATAATCTTCAATATACTTGGAGACAGCGGATTCCATTACATTTTTTGGATACATTCTACCGTTTCTATTTTTTACTTCTGATTGGAGGAAGATACCTTTAATGAAGTAATCTTTTTTACCGTTATTGGATTCTTCTAAAATTTCGAAGTCTTGGATGTCTTCTATTAGTAATTTCATTGTTGTTCTCTATAATGGAATGGAATTAGAAATTGTGATATTAGTATTTATAAAATTAATGAAATGGGGGTGAATTTGTTTGCGTCTTCGAGTTGGTCGGCGGGTGTCTCCAAGACGGCGCTGTATGTGTAACTCATGGAACGATTACCTCGCGGACTGATATGTTATTCCAGTACGTTGTTGGGTATGCTGCGCCGTTATTGTTTTGTACTGTAATATACGAGGTTGTTGCCGTCGCTATAAATTCGAAAGAAGGAACCACACCCCCTGTAAATGAAGAAATCCCGACAACATTAGAACTAGTTCCAGTATCATCCGATTTTCGGAAAAACAACGGAGCAGTTGGTGATATCGCATAGCAAGAACAAAAGTATTTTTTACCTACAACAGTTGCAACAGATGTCGTTGCCCAGCTTGTCGATGTTTTGTAGATCGAGAGTTTCCCATCTACCGCACTTAAAGTAGCTGCATTACCTGCAGACCATCCGATAGTGTTTACTAGGTTTGTACCATTACTCACCAACTCCGGCCCAAGCTGATACGACCTGCCCCGCTTCGCATCCAGGTATTTGATGATCTTCGCGTCGTACTTGCTCTCCGCTGCCATCACGATCCGACCGTAATCGCCGGATGGGCGTTGCGGGAACTTGTAATCTGTTGCACCTGAAAGAATCAGGCCGGAATCTTTGGTTGTGTAGTCGCCGGTTGCGGTGTAGATGACGTTGGTGCCGGTGACTTGTTTTACACTGACATTATCCACCTTTAACGGTCCTGCAGGAGAACCGAACGTAATATACATGGTCGTTGCTGTGGAAACCAATAACAGGGTTGTTGTTCCTGTCGATGCAATAGCAGCACTGTATGCGCTTCCAGTGGCTCCAGTCGAATCTACGCCAAACCGAAAAATACCTCCGTTCAGTAGGGACGACGAAAATGAAATTTTATAAACTGCCCCAATGCTGCAGGTAATGCCTTGAACAGCCCTACCGGCACTTCCTGCTAACCCGACAGACATCTCTCCAGATACAGCGGCAATTTCCCCATTGGTTGCAGTCCACCCCGTCGTATCCGTGGTAAACGTCCCATTCGTAACCAACTCCGGTCCCAACTGACTTTCACTCAGAACAGTCGGCCACGTTATCGGCAAATTATCATCCGTCGTATCCCGATCCAGATAGAACCTCCCGTTGCCGTCGAGTCGCAGTGTTGGACTGCCTGCGACGGATGGTGCGGTGGCGTGGTAGCCTGGGATTTCGCGGACGGAGATGTTGTCGAAGGATATTGTCGATCCGGCTGTGCTTGTGTTTGTGGTAACAAGGATATAAGAGGTTGTCGCCGTCGCTGTAAAAACCAGATCTCTACGCCCTATATTCAAGGACGAGTTCAGCACGTTATTGCCAACACCGTTAGAGGCATCCCCTTTCTCAATACGAACTAAGGTTGTCGTAGACGATATTGCTGTAAGGTTTGCGGAGTATCTGTAGGTTTTACCAACAACAGTTGTTATTGCTTGGTATACATATGTCAGTGACGCAAATGTCAACGTAGCAACGCCGCCAGTCTCAGTCAGCGATGTTCCACCGGCACGTGTCCACCCTGTCGTGCCGTTGCTGAAGTCCCCATTCGTAACCAACTCCTGTCCCAGCGCCAGACCTTCACTCTGATCCAGCAACACACCCACCGGATCATCAGGCCCATACGTCGCCGTCGTCCCGGCGCGGTCGCTGTACAGGCTGATCGGGTAGCCTGCGGCGAGGGCGAGGGCGGTGTAGGTTGCTGCCCACGATGCGTCTACTTTTTGATAATCCGCAACAACACCGGCGGTCAAATTTGGCTTAAACACTCCGTACACAGAACTTGTTCCTGTATGTACTTGGTTCGGGGTGTTCGAATGCGCAGTTGATATTCTTAATGTTGGAGCAGCACCGACAGAATGCGTAACAGATGCTTGAATGAATGACCACCCTGCACCAGCATCAGAGATACTAAAGGTCGACAACCCAACAACATTAGTATATTTAATAGACAGATCTGTTAAATCAATAATCACATTTACACTTTGTGATGTTCCTCCTGTAAACAAAACCTCTACGCGAGATTCGCCACTAATTGCCTTAAAGTACCCAGAAAAATACACCTTTCCTGTCCCAGGCATTAAAGACGAAGCAACTAGATTATGTGTACTCGATGCCGTATTCTCTGTATACGTGTAGGCAGAGGTTCCGCCAAGTGGGTCCGCTAAACCAGACGCTGCCGTTCCTTGTGTTACTGTTGATCCAATCTCTGTCCCGTTTATTAAATTCCGCCTCAACCACGGTACATTCTTCGTCGCCGCCCAGGCGTATTGTTCGGTCGTCCAGTCGGTGATGAGCTGGTAGGATTGGTCGGTGGTGGAGGCGAGGTATATCCCGCAGTTTGATATGTTTAATCCTTTTGCTACGTCGCCTGTATAGGATGCTGTGCCGTCTGCCGTTGCCCCGTAAAAAATACAGCCGCCCGATGCATTAGCCGCATCAAACGAGCAAGTTATTGTCACATCAACAGTGCCAGACTGTACCAACGACGCAGAGACGCTTACGTTGGAGACCCCGGAACTAACAAGCTGACCGAGTGATCCGGTTGTTAGGTTTACGTACCGCAAGTACCTTGCGTCTGCAAAGCCAGTTCCTGCGGTTATTGCAAAGGCAGCCCAATCCCGACCAACACCTGCAATTCTAGCTTTTAGAGTAACAAGCCTGCCTGCAACGACAGCACTCCCGGCGCTTGTCTGACCTAAAAAGTGCGTTCCACCGCCAGCGGACTCTAAAAAACCCGTTGCTGTTGCTGTTGAGACTGTTTTCGTCCACGCCGCATTACTAAAATCCTCCGAATACGTCAGAAGATTCCTTCGCGGAAGATGATCGGAGCCGCCCCAGATGGCGGAGGGGTCTTGGATTAGGACGCAGTTGGAATCGCGTTGTAAAGAGTTGAGATTAAATCCACTTGTTCTTGCACCAACTTGATAAGGAACGGCAGGAATCATCCTATATCTCCATATAATATAAATGTATTAGGAGAATAACACATTAAAGATGCTGGGGAAAACTGGCTAGAGATATTAACTGAATTAGAAGTTGAATTAATAACCATTCCACCATTAGCGAATGTAACGGTATTATTTAATCTAATGACAGAGCAAGAAAACCCAGGATCAACGGAAGACACAATTAAAACTGTAGGATAAGTATTATTAACCAATAATATTTTACCATTATTATTAGCTTCGATTGTATGGGAATTAGCTGTTATTTGAATAAAGATATCATTAGATATAGCATATTGTTTAGATGTTAAATTTATAAAATTACCATTAGAAACACCGAAGCCGAGTTGGGACAGGGGCACTTTTACAGATTGGTCTGGGTCAGAATCCATATTTACAGCCAATACTAATGTATCAGAAGAAGGATTATCATATTGTGGTAAGTCTGTTATTTTTATGCCCATTGGGTTTCCTATATTCTTTATTGGTTAATTAGTAATGTATCATCATTTTCAGCATAAAACGTATTTCCATCTTCATCTGTAAAGGTATAATAAGTATAGTTAAATGCATTTGGATCGTTCATCCACCCAGCATCATAATCACGATTATTTTTATGTAATTCAAGAATAATTGTATAATGTGAATTTGGTTTACTATTATATGTTTTTATTCCGATATCACCAGTTGGAATTTCTGCATTATTATTGATTGTTAACCAGTTATTCATTTTATTATATTCATTATTATTATTTATAAAACAAATAGAAGATGCGGTATTACCGGACCAAAATAATTCCACTGAAGTATTTGAAGTTGAGTACCAAATTTTATTGACAGTAGTTTCATAGAAAGATTTTGAAGATCCACCAGAAGATAAATAATCGCCATCTGTATTTAATGCGCCCGAGAATGTATTTGCTTTTATTTTAAATGGATTATTTTCTTCTGAGCCATCTAATTGACCAGTTAATTTTACAATTACTTTTCTGGTATCTTCTAGTGTTTGATATGAATAACTATTAGCCATTTAAGCATTTGTCCAATATTAGTAAATAATTTTCTGATGATTGTTGAATAAATTCATTAAGTTCTTCTTTGTATTCGATACTTTCATATAGGTCAAGAATTGGTTGAGTACATTCTTTATTTAACATTAAAGTTGAGTTATCGAGGAATTTAATTTCTTCAACATCTTCTATATTTAAAGAGTTAATAAAATCTTCTGATATTGAGATTTCATCAAAAGTAAATGAGAAGTATTTCTTTAATTTTTCACAGTAATACAGAGCGACTTTAGGTCCACCAGAAAACTTTTGTATTGATTTTCTATTTAATACAAGAGAATATGGTGGATCTTTAGATTCATTAAGATTATTTAAAATACTTTCTAAAATATCGTTTTCCTTTTCCATGTTTTCTCTTAAATTGTGTTGGGGAAAGTGTATTCATATCAGAAGAAACGTCTTCATGAACTAATTCTTCTGGTAATCTTTTTGGATTAACTGATTTAAAATGAGCAGTTGCCTTTTTAACTCTAGAAAGAAGTTGATTAGATCGAACAATTCCTTCAGAACGTTTTACAGCTTTATTAATTGGTTCGGATGGATCTTCTTTTTTAAACATTTTGGCATTTGCTTTATCAACATTCTTGTCATAATCTTTTACTGCTGCTTTTTTATATTTATCATGTGTTTCTTTAGAGACTTCAGAAATATCTTCGACATCTTCTTTACACATTTCAGATTTCAATTTATTTGGAACATGTACTGAAGTTCCAGATAATTCTGTATTCCAACCATCTTTCTTTACAACAGCATTAAATTGTTTGGCATTATCGGGATGATCGAATGAAAATAGAACACCAACATTTCCGGCTCTAGAAACTTTACCACCAAGATTTTTTAGATGTGAAGAATATACATGATGATCAATAAGTTCTTCATCAATCTCTTCCTCAACTTTTAAATAATCTTTAGATAAATCTTGTTTAATTGCATCTAAAGATGTTGAAAGTTTATCTTTAATGGCAGCTTCAATTTCTTTTTGCATATCAGCAACTTTATTATCAAATGCGTAGTTAATTGCATTTTTAATATTCTCGTTCATCTTTGTTTTCCTTTATGTGAATTTTTAAAAGCAGGAGCAACACCAATTTTATCTTTCTTAGGTGATGTGTCTTTTTTGGAAAGAGTTTTTAGTGCTAACCCAATTCCAGTTGTTCGATTTTCAATTTTGGGATCTACTGTTTCTGAATTTCTACTTTGATTTACAACACGTTTTGAACGATCACCAGATGCTTTTTGAACATATTCAGATGCAGTTTCTTTTGAGATTTCGGAAATAACTTCACCTCCAATTTCTTCTGATTCTGTTCCAAATACCTTTGCTTTTGGTTTTGCTACACCAGAACCAACAATTTTATCATGTGCTAAACCAATACCAGTTTTTCTATTTTGCATTTTACGTAATGCATTTTGTTGATCATTATTATGTTTTTCAAAATCAGTTTTTGCTGTTTCTAACCCAGTTTCTTTATGAGTATTCCAAGATTGTGTTGCTTTGGTTCCAGAAGATAATTGCTTATTAAATTGATTAGAAGAATCGGTTGATGCCTTTTTAATATATGAATGTAATGTAGAATTGGAAATCTCAGTTATGTTTTGTTTTTTCTGAGAAAGTGCGTCTAATACTTTTTTATTTAAAAGATCAACAACTTCTTCCTTGAAGTTGCTAAGTTTTTCCGAAAGTGCGAAATTAAGTAGTTTTTTCATATTTGTTCTCTGTAAATAATAGTATTTATAATCAATAGATTTTGAACCCCAGTTCTCTTATGTCCTTTGTGAATATTTCTGTGTTACCACTCGATAAAATTTGTTCGCCATTATACCTGTATTTATCATATTCAGATAATATATTTTGCTCTATTTTATATGCATCTATACCTAAATCAAATTGTTTTTCTAATATGGTGCTAATCTTATGTGTTTCACACTTTAAAAACCGGTTCTCTACACTTCTGTTTGTTATACCAATTTTATAATATTTGTTGTTATTGTGATATATTTCAATGTAATATAAAATTGCTGGTTTAGTCTTATCAAAACCATATTTAGCACAAATTGGACAACCAGAACGATTTAATATCGCGTCAGGTCGAGCCATCCACGAGTGGTCACACACCAGACATTTAAACAACGAATTATCTTTATTTGTTATATAATCTCCAATTAATAATATATTTCTATTTGATTTCTCTAATCTGGAATTCACAATTTCTTTGGTAAGTTGTATTCTACAAGAACAACATGGGCACCCAGTTTTAGCATTTAAAATAGAACTGGGTGCCGCAACCCATTCCCAATCACAAACTAAACATTTAAACAATGAATTTACATTTGCATTAATATATTCCCCAATCATAAGAATATTTCTAGTTTTCAACAATTCATTTGTAATTTCAACAGAAGATTTGTGTGTTCCAAAACAATGTGGGCAATTACTCCTGTTTAATACATTTGATGGTCTTGTCATCCATTCCAATCCACATATCAAACATTTAAACAACGAATTTTCATTAGCACCAAAATATTCACCAACTAATCGAACACTTCTATTTCCTTCTTCTAATCTTTTATTAACCTCTTCAAATGACAATTTCTTTCCCATACTACCTCTCTATACATTGTAAGGATTCTTATTACTCATTCCTGGCTTGTTCTGGCTGGCCTGTTCATTACCTTGCTCAACTTGTCCGTCCATTCCTAATTGTTGCTGTACCTGCATTTGCATGGCCATTTTTTCTGCGTCTTTCTGAATGTCCGAAACCGCTTCTTCATCCATTTCTTTCTCAAGTTCTTTAATTTCTTCATCATTCAGTCTTAATACATTCTGTTGGACCCACGATCGTGAATAATATCTGCCGACGAAAGGATCAATCAATGACAACATGCCCAAACGATTCTGGACCAGTTCGGCATCTCGCATTTCGACAAAGTTGTTATCGCGAATAAAGTCATAAAATACATTTTCTTTAAATTCATCCCATTCATCGGTAGTACAAATTCCTTTCAGGACCAATTGAATTCGTAATAATTGATCGAATAGTTCTGTAAATTTATTTCGAAGTCTATCAATAAACTTAGCAAATTTAAGTTCATCTCTAGTAATTTCATTAGATCTACCCATACTAAAAGCGGATTCTGGATTTAATCTACCTACTGGCACATTTAATGCTTTATATAATTTCTGTTCAAAATAATTGATCATATCCATATTTTGAAAAGAATCGGCACCTTCTAGAGTAGTAATTTCTGTTGCTTTAGAATCAGCACGTCTTGGAATCCAATAATCTTCTAGCATTGATAAATGTTTACCAGAAGAAGTTACTTCACCAGTAGAATAATTGTAAACCAATTTATTACGATATTTCTGCATCATTTCATTGATATAATTTTCCGCTTTCTGTTTTGGTAGATTAGAAACGTCGATATAGAAAATTCTTCTAATTGGTGAACGTACAATTTTATTGATTAATGCTGCATCTTCAATCATTCTCAATTGATTTAGTGGTCTAATTGCATTGTGCAGATAACTGATTACAACATTTTTCTTGGCATCCATTAACCCAGATGTAACAAATACAATTGATTCTGGAGCAATCTTTAATCCAGTCAATGTTTGTGTCGATATAACATTATTATTCATTGATGTAATACTTTTATCATTGTAAATATAATACTCTTCAACACCAATAATCATGTCTACACCAGTATTGGGATCTTTAGCTTTCTTAACTTCCCGAACTTTCTTTATCTTCCTTGGATCAATATACCTTAACTCAACTATCCCATTATTTAATTCATTAGAATCAATAATTACATGAAAAAATAATCTCCCATCAACGTAAAATCTCCTAAATATATCTGCAGCCATGTTGTTGTAATTTAACAACTTCAATATTGTTTGAAATTCTTCTTCTATAACAGATTTGATTTTATCAGATATCTCTAAATCATCCAATACCAAATCAATGTTCTTACCGTTATCATCGAAACTAATTGACTCATTAATAATATCATCAATGGCTGACATAATCTCCGGTTGTAATGCCATCTCACGATATCGCGTAATTAACTCAGTCTCATTCTTCGCTAACCCATCTACATCTAATGTCGATGCGAAAAAATTAGTCCCACTTACCGTTATCGCACCATCTTCATTCTGTGGCTCCACAAATGATGGTATAATCGGTTCCTCATGCTTCTTCCCAAACTTAATCCCAAATAATGAAAATTTTGATTCAGCCATAATTTTTATCCTAAATAAAAGTATTTATACAAGTGCTACAGAATACCCTCTGTAACTTTTAATATTCCCTCTAAATAATTTACGTAAACATTCCAAATTTAATCCAGACTCCTCTGAAAACACTATCATATTCTTAATCACAATCACATCATTCTCTGGTGTTAATAATCTATATTCCCGCTCTGGTCTTGGTACATAATCAGGAAAATTAATGTTTCTATATCCATTAGCATATTTTCTACCACCTTTGCATACCTGTAGAATAACTGTAAACGTTAATCCTTTTTCTCTACAAAATTTTCTCAGATTTTTAATAGTTATAATGTTCCCATCTGGATCAATTAACTGAAACTCCTTTTTAGCATTACCTTCTGAACCAAAAAATCCTTCTCCACCTAATGTCATATTATATCCATTACAATCTTCAAAACCATAAAAACTTTTATGCTCAGTAATGAAATGTCTCTCCATCTCGCTTAACGTGTGATCTTTGTCTTTTGATTGATATAGAACGTCAAATTGAAAATTTTCCCACCCATACTTCCTTATCGCACAGTAAAAATGAGAATAATAACCAGCGTATTTTGGGTTCACTGAATTATATTTGTGCTTCTCTTTTCTATTTGGCCATTTCGAATCAAATCCAATGTAAACCTTATCATTAACTAAATTTGTTGCTTTGTAAATCGTGTAAATCATATCTTCCTCCATATAAAATGGGGGCCATTTTCAGACCCCCGCGTTCAAGTGTATTTAGACACGATTTTTTTATTAGGTCGTATTGATAGATGTCCAATACTGATAAGCAAATACCACTTGGTAAGTTTCGATTGTATCGTTTGCGCCCCATGATAAGCCGATGGGACCAACTTCTACTGGCCAAGCCATAACCATATTGTAAGTCGCGATTGGAAAACCGGCCTTACTATAGTGTATGACTGTAGCATCTTGCATATAAGTAATTGGTGGCAGAGCGGAAGGATTTCTGATATTTAATTGGTGAGAATTAAGTTTATCTGACCATCTTTCAAGTGCTGCTCTTGGGCCAACTGCATAATCTTCTTCGTCCATAATGACTTCTACTTGCCACGGATCGAATCTTCGATTACCAGCAAGTTTAACTTCACGACCGAAATAATAAGTGGAAGCAACGCCCATGGTAGAAGAAGGAACAGAAGCGGCTTGACAACGTAATGTAAATAATGCTCCAAGTTCTGGAAAAATGATATCAAACAAATTTGGCCGTGACCCATCTCCTATTAAAGCCCCAATAAATGGTTGTACTGCGAAAGGCATAGTATTTACTCCTTTGTAAATTAGAAAAATCTCTATTATTATTTATAATTTCTGTAACCTTTAGAAGATTTTATTTTACCAGAAAGTAACATAGAAATATTAGATTCATCTAATCCAAATATATAACAAAAATTTCGAATTGAATTAAATGTAACAACTTCGCCCTTTGGATTAATCAGTTTATATGTTCTAGCATTTCTGGGGGTGTAATCTGGATCATATTTATAGCCTTTATAAGATTTTTTCTTTTTAGCAACGACTTTTTGAAAATCTGGCTCTGATAAATTATGTTCTCTAGCAAACTGACCCATATTAGTGAATTCTATTCTATTATTATCTTTATCGTATACAACATATACTCTATTTCCTGGTTGAATATAATCTGGGAATTTAACATTTCGATAGCCTTTATGGGATATTCTTTTACCGACTAATACATTTTTCATAGTATCATATCTTAGGTCATTAATAGCACAGAATTCTAATAAATTATGCCCAGAGATATAATTACCATTTGGGTCAATAAATTCATAAAATTTTATGGATAAGAATGAGTGGGTATCGCCGCCTAGTGTCATATTATAACCATTAGATTTTTTATTTCCGATATAGGTATTATATTCTTGAATAAAGTGTTTTTCCATTTCTTTAATATGGGATAATGAATAGGATTGATAGATTATTTCATGTTTAAAATTTTCCCAGCCATGTTTTCTGATTGCCCGGTACAGAATGAAATCTTTTTTCTTGGAGTCTTCTTTATGTTTTCCAAATCTATATTTGATGTTTTTTGTGTAACCGATATAGAGTTTATTGTTGACTAAATTTGTGATTTTGTAGATGGAATAAATAATTGTTGACATGTTCGGTATCCTATGGTACAATGGTCATACATTTATTTAGTTGGAGTCATCATGAAAAATTTAGAAGTTCTGACTGATTTTCTTATTGAAAATGGAATTTCGTTTCAAGAGAATTATGAGATATCAGATATTAGGGTTGACATTTACATTGAGAAATTCAAGGTTGCTGTTGATTTACATTTACTTAAAGACATTTCATTTGGCAAGGAAAACAGAGAATTAGAGAACAGGAATCTATTATTAAACAGGATGAAAACTTGTGTAGAGAAGGATATTAAGTTATATCAAATATATGAATCAGAATGGCAAGATCTTAGAAGAAAGGACATTTGGAAATCGATGATTTCATCCAAATTGGAAGTGAACAGAAGAATTTTTGCACGTAAATGTTCAGTCAGAGAATTAAATGTAAATGAATCCTCTACATTTCTAAATGATAATCATATGCAAGGAACAGTTCCATCTACAATTAAACTTGGTCTTATTTATGAAGATGAATTAGTCGCGTGTTTTACTGCTGGATATTCCCGTTTCAATAAAAATTATGATTGGGAAATTCTACGATATTGTAATAAGAAATTTACTAATGTGGTCGGTGGATTTTCGAAATTATTGAAATACTTCACCCGTAATTATGGTGGATCAATGATTTCTTATGCCAATAAAAGATGGTCAGATGGATCACTCTATGAAAAAGTCGGATTTAATCTACTAGAAGACGCTTCCCCAAATTACTACTATTTCGTCCCAGGTACCTTTGTTCTGAAATCAAGAAATCAATACCAAAAACATAAATTACATAAGAAACTGGAAATATTCGACCCAGATAAAACTGAAGTCGATAACTGCTTTAATAATGGATTATATCGCGTCTGGGATGTCGGTAATAAAGTTTATTATATTAAAGGCTCACCAAAAATAATTACTAAACCCGTAACAATTGATGATTTTATATGATAGATATAGATAAACTTTTCGCTAAAGATGGTAGCACAAATAAAAGATTGTTGAACTCTCTTTCAGATTCTGAAAGAGACGAAATAATTGCAGCAACATCATTTCTTCAAGGTAATCCTAAATTATCTTGGAGATTGAAAGCAATTAAATTGGGAATAACAGAACATAAAAAATGTGTTTGTGGTAAATATCAAAAATATTCGCCAATAAAAGGAATAATGTTTTCCAATTATTGTAGCATTTCTTGTGCTAAGAACAATATTAAAAATAATGCTGGAGAAAAACAAAAGATTACTAAACGGAACAAAAAGGAAAAATATTTTCAAAACGTTGAAAGTGGGGAAATATTACCAAAAGAAATAGTAACAGAATTTTTGTTGGAAAATTTAGACAAATTCAAAAATGGTGGATCTCAAGGAACATCGGTTTTATATGAAAACCCCAGTATAACAAAAACAATTATACATTATACCAAAGACCATGATAAATTTAATGCAAGAATATATGAATTTTTATATGGAATGCCTGGGTGTGAAATTTGTGGAACCGAAACCTATTTTCTATCTTTAGAAAAGGGATTTTGTAGATATTGTGAAAAACACGCAAAAGAAATTGCCTCTGTTTCAAAAGGTGTTAACAGTGTTAACAAGGCACTAGAAAAACTGAACACATTTGAAAATTTTAACGAATATGAAATATTATCAATTCCAACTAAAATAAATGATGCATTTCAGTTAAAGCATATTCCGTGTCAGCATGTGTTTGATTTAAATCTCAAAAATGGTCGAACAGAACGTTATATTTTAAAATGCCCATGTTGTGAAAATCCAACAGTTTCAAAACCGGAAATAGAAATACATAACATATTGAAATCTCACAATATATCATTTATACCACAATATCGAATAAACAACAAAAGAATTGATATAGTTATACCAGAATTCAATTTGGCAATTGAATATCATGGGATGATGGACCATTCATATGGAGTATCTAAATATACTAGATACAATACGGTATCATCAGAAACCCCAAATTTTCACCTGGATCGTTTTGATATTTGTAAAGATATTAACTTAAAACTATTCCAGATATTTGAGTACGAATGGCTTAATATAATAAAACATAAAATCTGGCTATCAATTATATCTAAATCTATTAATGTAACAAACATAATATCTGGTGATGAGTGCGAAAAGAAAATTATATCTAAAGATATTGCTAAAAATTTCATGAATAATAACCATTTAGAAGGATACTTTAATTCCAATATTCACCTTGGTCTATATTATAGTGACACATTAGTTGCATGTTTAATATCAAACGAAAATATCAGATATTGTGAACATATGGAATATGTAGTTACAAACGGATTTGAGATTTTATCTCAAAATGTAACCGGAATAATACTCGATAACAAAAGATTTTTAAGTTACAATTTATCTGGAGAAGATGTTCCACCAAAACCATTCAAATTTGCAAAAAATAAAATGAAAATAACTGAATGTGATATCATTGAAAATTTATATCAAGTAGAATATAGAAGATTTTGGGACGCGGGATATATTAAATTCGTGATATAAACAATTTTTGATCACATACAAAAATAAAGGGTTGTGAGATTTCTCCCACAACCCTCATCAAACTAAATTTTCACAAATTTTTATGATGCGCCAGTTAAGGTCTTGTAAACATATGTGAAGTCAACTCCGGTCCTAGTGATCACGAAGTTCAATTCAATGAAATTGATTGACTTCGTGGGTTGTAGGAGAACGTGGGCAACAAATGCATTTCGGTCAATAATATCTGGAGTATTGTTGGTCTCATCGCAGATTACTTTATACGAGTAGAGGCCACGACGGGATTGGACGGTACGGAGGTATGGTTCTACCATTGATACGAAAGAAGACCTAGTGAACTGGTCATTAAATTCGAACAATTGATATTTTGCTGCTCTTGAGATAGCTTTTTCCAGTACGATGAGTAGTCTACGGACATTTATGCGGTCTAGGGCACTAGGTTTAGCTTGGAGAGTTTTATCGCCGAACAGGACAGTACCTTCGCCGGTAAATTGTACAATTGAATTCACGCCATTTTTATATAGTTGGTCGCGGTAGGTTAGGGACGGATTCCATGCTAGTTTAGTAACATTTTTGATATGACCGCGATTAAAACCTGCTGGAGAGTACCAAGGTTCGGCAACGTAGTCTGTGTATGCACATAGGCCAGCGACATCGGCATTACAAGGAACCCAGCGATATACATTATTGTATTGGTCGAACTGATATTTCCAGTTGCAGTCTACAACGATGTAAGATGAACTTCTATTTAATTGGTATAAGAAAGAAGTTGGTCCTGTAACGATATTTGTTGCTTCTGAGCCTGACTGGAAGACTACATCTGAGTAACGTGGTGATAAGAATAACATTGTGTCACGTCTTGCTACAGTTGGGGATTCAGAAGATGAGCCAGAGATAACGTTATCGATAACATATTGAGGGATAGTCATTGACAGGTCAGCGGAGGCACCAACGAAAGCTAGTGAGATTTCATATTTATCTTTGTCATTGAATATCGCCCAGTTTTGGTTAATATTAGAAGCTGGTGGGATTGCACCATCAGCACCACCGGTTAGAGTAACAGTTTGGTTAGTTGCTGGTTGGTGATAAGCGGTTGTATCTGAACAGAGTTGACCCCAAGTTCCGATCGCATTACCATAATCTACTGGATCGAAAGCATATACAAAGTTTGATTTTTGTCGAATGACTTCTTTATAGTAATTTGATTGACCGTTCATATCTTGTGCATCGATAGCTTTTGACACGAAAGGATATTTTTCGATAACGGTATTAGCGGTACCTGAGAATTTACCAGTGGTATCAACTACTACGATGTGCATTTCATCATTTGATAATTTACCTGACCGAGTTTGGACAAATTCAGAAGTTGATGGTGCATTATCGAAATAATTTTTATATGCCCAAGATGAGAAAGTCATGGTATTAGCACAAACAGAAACGGTTAAACTATTTCCAAGTTGACCTGGGAATTTAGCAACGAAAGAACCATATCTATTAGCATTATTAGCTTGTGCATAAGTATAATCAAATACATCTTCATTCTTAATCAAAATTTGATTACCAGAATTAGCTACTGCATTATTAGCATTAGCAGAAACAGTTCTTACTACATAAAGACTTGCAGAATATGATAAGAAATTAGCACATGAGAAAAAGCTTGTTCCAATAAATGAATCTCTTGTTAATCCGGTTGGAACTCCGAAGGTTCGAACTAATGTGTCTTCATTGTCAAGTAACATGGCTTTGTCTGATGGACCCCATGAGAATTGGCCCACATAGGCCCCGACTGATGAAGATACGGAGGGTATAATGCCTGATAAGTCGATTTCTCGGACTAGTACACCAGGACTTAGTAGACTTAGGACTCCCATAATTTTCTCCTATATTGTTAATGAAAAGGGTTCTTCATATAATTATTTAGTAAATTCGAGATTTTTAGGAAGAACTTTTTTGTGTATAAATACTTTTATATGGCTTTATAGAGGATCACATGATAAATTTATATGATAACAAAACTGTATTTGATGTGGTGTTAGAAGATAGAATGTGTTATGGGTATATTTACATCACGACAAATTTGGTTAATGGTAAGAAATACATTGGTAAAAAGTCTGGGAAATTCAAACCGAGTTATTATGGCTCCGGAAAACATATCAAACAAGCATTAAAGAAATATGGAAATCATAATTTTGTGGTGCATATATTAGAATTGTGCAATAAAGAAGATCTTGATGATAGAGAAATTTATTGGATCAATTTATTTGATGCCAAAAATTCAAGTCGTTTTTATAATTTGATTGACACAGTTACACCGATTTTTGTAGGTGAAGAAAATCCATTTTATGGTAAAACCCACACTGAAGAAACGAAAGAAAAAATTCGTAATACATGGAATTCTATTTCTGATGAAATTAGACAAGAAAGGTCCGACGCGCAAAGTGAAAAATTGAAATTATTTTATCAATCAGAAGATGGTATTAGATTAAAAGAAAAACAAAGTAGAGAACGTAAAAATCGAAAACCAACTCCAGAATCAATTGAAAAATGTAAAAATACTAATTCTTTGAAAAGTGAAGAAGAAAAACAGCGAATTAATAATCAGGTTAGAGAGTCATTATTAGCGTTTTATGAAACAGAAGAAGGCTTAAAAATAAAACGCGAAAATTCTGAAAGAATGTCTGGAATGGTATATTCTCAAGAACGTAATAAAAAAATAAGTGAAACTTTAACTGGTAAACCGCACCCATGGCAAGATAAAGTTAATAAAAATCCAGAAAAAATCGAAAAAACCGCACAAAAACATCGTGGTATGAAAAGAAGTGAAGATTCGAAAAGAAGAATGAGTGAGGCATCAAAAAATAAAGGGAAGCCCGCGAGAAATAAAACTGAACAATGGTTTCATGATCCAACAAACAAAGTTAACGCATCTTTTATGCCAGGAGATGAAATTCCAGAAGGTTGGATAAAAGGTAAAGGAATGAAATGGTTTCATGATCCAGTGACGGGTAAAAATATGATATTTTGGGAAGATGAAGCACAAAAAAATTTAATAATTGGTAGAAAAGTTAATAGGAAATCCAAATGAGTAAAAATGCGGCGGTATATAGAGCTAACCCATTATTAAAACGTGTTGGGGTACAAATTGAATTTACACAAGAGCAAATTGAGGAATATATCAAGTGTTCACAATCACCGATATATTTTATTGAGAATTATGTAAAAATTATTAACATTGATATTGGTGAAATGTTATTTAAATTAAGAGATTATCAGAAAGAATTAATTGAAGCAATTCATACGCATAGACGTGTGGTTGGAAGGATTGGAAGACAGTCTGGTAAAAGTCAGACAACGATAGCATACATTCTTTGGGCCACATTATTTAATGAAAATTATTCTGTTGCAATATTGGCGAACAAAGGCTCGTTGGCAAAAGAATTGATCGACAGATATCAGAAAAGTTATGCAAGCTTACCACACTGGCTTCAGCAAGGTGTTGTTGTTTTCAATAAAACCAGTGTTGAATTGGAAAACGGATCAAAAATTATCGCAGCAGCAACATCTTCTTCTGCCATCAGAGGGAATTCCTGCTCGCACGTAATTTTGGATGAATATGCGCACATATCTAATAATATCGCAGAAGAATTTTTCACATCGGTATATCCAGTAATTTCTTCTGGTGAAAATTCCAAAATTACAGTTATTAGCACTAGTAAGGGCATGAATCATTATTACAAATTATTTACGGATGCGATAGCCAAACGTAATGATTATTTTCCGATTGATATACCTTGGACAAGAATACCGGGAAGAGATGCAAAATTTAAGGAAGATTTTATAAGAAATACTTCTTTAACGCAATGGATGCAAGAAATTGAATGTGCATTTCTTGGTTCATCGAATACATTGGTATCTGGTGAAAAATTAGCATGTTTGGCATATCATGAACCTATTAATAGTTTTTCAGAAATGAAGATATTTGAGGAACCTATTAAGGAGGGGTATGATGATGATGGAAATCCGATTGGTAAAGATCATATTTATACTATTACTGTAGACGTATCGGAGGGAAAGAATTTAGATTTTTCAGCATTTTCGGTATTTGATTGTTCAGTAATGCCATATAGGCAGGTAGCGGTATATAGGAGTAATAGTATTCCGCCAATGTTATTTCCAACAGTTTTGAAGGCATGTGGAGAGTATTACAATAATGCATATATGTTAATTGAGGTTAACAATAATCCATCTGTTGCTGTAGATTTAATTGAAGATTTGGAATATGAGAATGTATTTAAGGTATATGCTGGGAATCAGCAATCACAGAGTTTAACTCCATATGGGTCTGCGCGAGCCGGATCTACTAGACCGGGATTAAACATGTCACCATTAGTTAAGCGTGTTGGATGTTCGACATTAAAGACATTGATTGAGAATGATAAATTAGTAATTAATGATTTTACAACCATATCGGAGTTAACTACATTTGTTCAGTCTAGAAATAGTTTTCATGCTGATGATGGTGCGAATGATGATATGGTGATGACATTAATTATATTTTCGTGGTTAACGTGTCAGAATAGATTTAAGGAGATGGTTGAGCGTGACATTAGGTTAATGTTACAGAAGGAGAGATTTAATATTATTGAGGAAGAGACTTTACCTATTGCAAAACTTTCGAAAGGCACTGATAAGCAATATTT